CGAGTTTGTTTTAAACCGAAGGCGCCAAACGTGGCGCCTTTTTTATTTTGATAATTAAAAAGTAAGTTGTATATTTGTATTATGATAACGACTAAAAAGATTAGATCAGCTTACAAAGCAACTTGGAGAAACTGGATACAGTGGATGAAGTTGTATCACTTTGAATAGTGATTAGTTACAGACAAAAGGCTCGGAGTATTCCGGGCCTTTACTATTTATAGTAGTATAATCAGTGGGGGGGGGGACCCACAACCAGGAATAACCCTGAAAAACAACTAACACCAAAAGTTACGGTGTCAGAGACAGAGGCTTCAATCCTAAAAAGATAACAGCATCAACTTCACTAGGAAAAACACGGGGTTTGGGGCAGAGCCCCATTAAAATCATTATCAGTCCGCAGGACGCAGATAATAACACAATGTCTACCTGCCAAGGAAGACTAAAAGCTAGTACTGCTTAAAAGCTGATCCCTGGATCAGCACAAGCAGTGCAAAGCAAACCACACTTACTAATTCAGGTATCGGAGATACCGCCGCGTTACTACTTGCGTAGGTCAGTGAGCAACGCGACGACGAGGTACGAGGAGGAAGCAGCGAACGGAAACGGAGCAAGTAGACAGCGCAGGAAGTGTGGAAAAAATAAATATTTCTTTTGAAAAAAGAAAATATAAAAAAATTATTAAAAATAATTAACAAAAGTAAACCGTTGAGTGTCAACGGTTTACACAATATAAGTGGAACACTTATAAAAAATAGTTAATGCACACTTGCATAAATAAAACCTAAAACGTACGTTTACACGGCCTTAAATGCTCTCGTCTATTTAAGGCCAAAAAATTCGGAACGAATTAAAAAAACAAACCTATGCCACTAGGAATCATTGCAGGAACATTAATAGCGTCAGCGTTACAGGGGTTATTTGGCATCGGTTCAACCATCGCACAGAATCAATATAATTCTCCAAAAGCGATGAAAAGGAGACTTCGTCAAGCAGGGCTCCCACTATCATATATGTATCGTGGGAATGTAGCACAGCAGTCAGAGGCTCCAAAATTATCTATCGACCCGTCTCTAGGTGTCGAAAAAAAGCTTTCCCTAGATAACCAGACAAAACTTGCAAATGCGCAAGTGACAAAGTTGGATATAGAAAATCAAATCAATGCAGGGATACAGGATTGGTTACAAAATCATGGGAAAGTAGGAGTTAAAGGGTTTCCGGATGGAACAAATCAGGAGATAAACTTACAACTCGATCAAAACGAAAAGCAGGCAGCATCTTTCGTAAAAAAGTACGAAATGCAGCTTAAGCAAATCCAAAAGGATGTGGAAATGTCAATGTTCGCTGAAGGAGTCACTCAGGAACAACGTCGACAGGCAGTAGCAAGGGCAAAACAACAAATAAAAAATCTTGTAACACAGGAAGGGTTAATGGATCAGCTATCGGATATAAGAGATTTCGATGCTTGGTTAAATTCAACCATTACTGAAAATATAACGAGTCTACCTAAATGGGCTCAAGCAATAGCAGCCACAGTATTAAAAGCAGCATCATACAAATGAAAAGAAGAATCGAATCAGGGAACACTCTTCCCGAAAGGATGGAACATCACGCCGATAAATCGTGGTTTTCATTATCATTCAATCATAAAACTACCACCTCAATGGGTATGTTGATACCTTTGGCTACAAAGGAAGTATACCCCGGTGAGTTAGTAAGGTTGCAAAATGAAATCAAACTCATGTTTGCACAACTTTACTTACCAATAATGCATCAGTGTTATTTTACTTGTGATTGGTTCTATGTAAGAAACGGTACTTTGTGGGATCGTGGAGCATCACCAGTTGATAACTGGGAAACATTCATCAAAGAAGATCCAATGCAAACTGCCACGGAGTGGCCGTGGTTTTACTATAAGAGGGCAGATGCAGTATTTACGGATGGTATATTGAACTATATGGGATTCAATGCACCTCCAGGTTCTGGAACCTTAATCTCACAGATTAAAGTATCTGCTTTACCTCCTTTGGCATATGCACAGATTTGGAATCAGTATTTCAGAAACGATCAGATTCAACCTGATATATTTGCAGTTTCTGAATTTGTTCAAGGTGGAGATAATACTACATTTATTGAACAATTACTACCTGATTTAAGGGTATTACGTAGGAACTGGCCAAGAGACTATTACACGAGTGCAACACCAACACCACAACAAGGCGAAAACGTTTTAATTCCGTCTTTCGCAACTGATCCGGAGACAGGTGATTTTGTTCCCCAGAAAATTTTCAAATTGGATGGTACAGACGCATTAGCAGGTGCACAGTTGGAGACAAAATCTGCAACAGGAATGACTGTACTTGGTTATAATGCATCGGCAGACCCACTTGTATTACAATTATCATCGACAATCAGAGATTTCAGATACGCTGCACAAATGACTGAATATCTGGAAAGATCATTACGTGCAGGTGACAGATATGTTGATTTCGTACAAAGGAACTTCGGATATAATCCGAATCCACTTTACATTGACAGACCAGTATGGATAGGTGGATATACTGGGGATATATTCATATCTGAAGTACTGGCAACAGCGGAAGCCGGTGATTACACAGTAGGTGAGTACACCGGCCAAGCATTGGCAAGAGACAACACGCCAATTTTCACCTATCAATGTCCAGATTATGGATTTATCATGTGTCTGATCACTGTATATCCAAAAGCTAGTTATTACTCTGGATTAGAGAATATGTGGACAAGAGTAACCAAGATGGATTATATGTGGGAACAATTTGCTTTAATTGGTGACCAACCAATGAAAAACAAAGAAGTCTGGTTCTCATGGTATGATGCAGACATTGATTGGAATGATGAAATTTTCGGATACCTTCCACAATACACTCAACACAAGTATAGCAATGACATAGTATCTGGTCAAATGCGTACACTGTGGGAAGGATTTCACTTGGGAAGGAAATTCATTCAAGCATCTGACGTAGTTCTAAATTCAGACTTTATCACCTGCACGCCAGATATTGGTCGAGTATTTAACGTAGATGCAGAAGCAGGAGAGCATGAATGCTTTGTTCATGCGTTCAATAAAATTGAGGTATTGAGGAGACTTCCTAAAAACGCATTACCACAGTTATAGGAATGGCGTGTGATTCACCAATAACTATTAAGTATAACCCCCCTATGCCAGATGGCAAAGGGGGGTTAATTTATTCATTTCCGGCAGATTGCGGAAAGTGTCTAAAATGTTTAGTTAAACGTAAGGCTCAATGGAGTTTTAGAATAACTGAAGAAAAAAGGGCATCATTTTCTAGTTACTTTGTAACTTTGACGTATAACGATCAAAATGTGCCTCATGGAAACGGTGTTCTCACAATTAATAAAGACGATCATGCGGAATTTATCAAAAACCTCAAGGAACTTGAGTCACCGAAGGCGCTCAAGATTCGGGAGCATATATCGATTGAGGAATATGAAAGGAAAAAAAGGAAAATACCCGAGAAAGGAAAAATCAAATATTACGGAGTTTATGAATACGGAGATAAGACGTCCAGGCCCCACGGACATTATCTTCTTTTCAATATTAGGGATATTAATAACATTGCTCTATCTTGGAATAAAGGCAAAATTGATATAGATCCAGATGTCAATGTGAATAACATTGACTACGTGTTGAAATATATGATTAAAGATCATTCAGGAGTTGAATATGAAAACAGACAAAAAGAAGTTTCTTTCATGTCGAAAGGAATTGGGTTATGCGCCGCAGATAACCAATTTAAAAGAAGCATTAAAAGAGTCGAAGCGAATCAAGTATTTAATGAGCGTGGTGCAAAGATTCCGCTCCCGAGATATTACAGGAAGAAATTCCTTTCAGATTCAGAGCGCCTTAGAAAGAATCAGTTCATTGCAGATGAACTTGATAAAAAACGGATGGCTGAACAGGCATCAGATTTAAAAAGAGGTGAAAACACTGATTTAAAAGAATTAAGAGCCAAAGAAGTTAGAGCTCACTTATTGAAATCACGTATAAAACGTAATGTAGAATGAAATTTGGAAAAGTATCACCGGAAAAAAACAGTCATCCTTCGATGACTATTAATGTAAGAACACGTACGCCCCTGGAAGCACATCAGATGCTAGTACAGGGTCACCCCATTGATGTAATGGCGGGATACTACAATGATAAAGGAGCGTTGACAGACGACTTCTGGATGTTAGATAAAACAGCAAAACTTCATAGGCTCGTAGAATTACGAGCACTTGAGAAAGGTTTGCGTGAAAGTATAGCTGCACAGGCAGCAAGGATTAATCAAATTAACTTAGAAAATGAAAGCAGTACACAAACCACGAAAGAAAACGGGTAACATTAAAGAGGATTTTCCGAATCCGGGTGAG